ACTAAACTAAAGGAGTAAACTATGGAAAAAGAAAGGGATATAAATCCACCAGAACCAAAAGAGCATTACGAGCCTGACTGGGATTCTATTAACGATGAACTATGGTTACGCAAACAGGAGGAAGAAGATGAGTAAAGGCAGCGGAAGAAGAAAACAATACATAACAGATGAACAGTTAAATAAAGCATGGGATTCTATTTTTGCTGGACATCCTAGTGAAGAGCAGTTTAATAGAGTTAAGGGTAAGACTGTATTAACAAAGCCTACTGTAGATGAAGATGACTACGGTAATGAAATACCATACAAAGTTGAACCTAAGAAGCCAAAGAAAAACGATCCTGATAGATTCTTTGATGACACAGGAGACGCATAATGGCTATATCACCTACACAGCGAACATTAAAAAGAATGAGAGACTCTGGAGACTACGTTTTAGTGGAGGTAGTTGAGCACTGGAATCCATGGGGTAGGGTCAGAAAAGACCTCTTCGGAATAATAGACATACTAGGTATATCTATCACAGGCGAAACACATGCTCTTCAAGTAACTTCGTATTCTAACGTGAACGCGAGGATTAAAAAAATAGAGGAACATGACTCTACCCCACACCTCAGAGACGCAGATTGGGTTCTGCTCGTAGAAGGTTGGCGCAAAGAAAAGAATGGACGTTACAAATCATACATATCAGACTTATCATAAAAGGGAAATAATGAATATTTATCAAAAACTAATAGCAGCAAGCAGGTACGCACGCTTCTTACCTGAACATAAAAGACGTGAGACATGGGATGAAACAGTGGATAGGCTAGCATCCTTTATAAAAGAAAGTGCACCAGAGCTCAATTCTGAGCTTCCAATTTTAACCAAAGCTATAAAAAATCTTGAAATCATGCCATCTATGAGACTTATGATGAGTGCAGGTGAAGCATGTAAGAGAGAAAACATTGCAGCATACAACTGTAGTTATATGGCTGTTAACAATAAGAGAGCGTTTAGTGAATGTTTGTACATATTATTATCTGGAACCGGAGTTGGTTTCAGTTGTGAAAGACAAGAGATTGACAAGCTACCTAAGCTTCCAGAAAGTATTAACACTTGTGATGATACTATTGTTGTTGGAGATTCGAAACTCGGGTGGGCAAAAGCTTTTAAAAAACTCATATCTAGTTTATGGGAAGGTGACATACCGACCATCGATTACTCTCATGTTAGACCAGCAGGTGCTAGACTTAAGACATTTGGTGGTAGAGCATCAGGACCTGAGCCACTAAAAAGATTGTTTGACTTCACAACAGATACTTTAGTTAATGCTAGAGGTCGTAAGCTTACATCATTAGAGGTACATGATATAGTATGTATGATTGGTGAGATTGTAGTAGTAGGCGGAGTGAGACGTTCAGCTCTTATATCATTATCTAATCTTACAGATAAGCGTATGCGTGAAGCAAAGATGGGCGCATGGTATAATGATTTCTCTTGGAGAGGTTTAGCTAACAACTCTGTAGCTTACACAGAGAAGCCTGATATGGAAGTATTCATTGAAGAATGGTTATCGTTAGTCAAGTCTAAGTCAGGTGAGCGTGGTATCTTTAACAGGGTAGCATCACAAAAGCAAGCTGCTAAGTGGGGTAGACGAGATGATTCACTTAATTATGGTACAAATCCATGTAGTGAAATCATTCTTAGAGATAAACAATTTTGCAATCTAACTGAATGTGTGGTAAGATCTAATGATACTAAAGAAACATTAGTAGAAAAGATTAGATTAGCTACAATATTAGGTACCTTCCAATCAACGTTAGATAACTTTCAGTTCTTATCAGCTGAATGGAAGAAGAACACTACTGAGGAAAGACTACTTGGTGTATCATTAACAGGTATCATGGATAGTAAGGTAACATCTAATCCTGATGCTAAATTTTTAGAGGAGTTAAGAGATGTTGCTAGAAAAACAAATGAGAAGTATGCGAAGCGACTTGATGTCCCAGTATCTGCGGCTATTACTTGCATCAAACCATCAGGGACAGTATCGCAATTGGTGGATAGCGCTTCAGGTATACACACTAGACATTCTGATTATTATATTAGAACGATTAGAATGGACAAGAAAGATGCTATATACGATTTTCTTAAAGAGAAAGGTGTACAAGTCGAGGATGAGCAATTCCGCCCTGACAGTACTGCGGTATTCTCATTCCCAATTAAATCACCTAAAGGATCGATTACACGTAATGATAAAACAGCATTAGAACAGTTAGAGCTATGGCTAACTTATCAAAGACATTTCTGTGAGCATAAACCATCTGTTACTATATCAGTAAAAGATGAGGAGTGGATGGAAGTAGGCGCATGGGTATACAAACACTTTGATGAAATATCAGGTATTAGTTTCTTACCATACTCAGATCATAGCTATGTTCAAGCACCGTATCAAGAGTGCAGCAAGAAAGAATATGAGGACTTATTGTCTAAAACACCTAAATCTATAGACTTTCAAGAGCTAACAGAGGAAGATGATATGACTGAAGGTGCACAAACTATGGCCTGTGTAGGCAATAGTTGTGAGATACAATAGTCTTTATAATCAATGGCTTACGCTACTTTTAAAACATAGTATGTAGGGTAAAAAAAAGTTACAAATCAAGTCAGACTTGCTTTTGCTCTCTGATGATATTTTGTTATTCATAAACTAAAAGAAGGGAATAACAGATGAAATGGACTAAACCAGCAGCAACAGAAATGAGATTTGGGTTCGAAGTAACAATGTACGTCATGAACCGTTAAAGCCGTACGATTGACAAAGCCTATTAAGTTAGGGTGGTAACACTATAAATAGCTTGTGTTACTTGGTGCGTTAGTCTGCACGAAAGTGTAAGTAAAGTTCAGAGGACGACTTCAAAGTCCTCAACTAATTAAATTGGAGCCACAGTGTCCTTCTCCTGCGCTGTCTAAATGGCTCCTCATATATAGGATATAAAATGGCAGTAATAGGTAATAAAAATAGCAGTAAAGAAAACAGAGTTTGGGGGAAAGTAGTACGTAAACTAGCTGTACAAGAAGATCATAAACGTATACATAAGGTAGCAGAAGCATTATTTCGTAAAGCTGAAGATGGAGACATATCAGCTATTAAAGAATTAGGGGATAGAATAGATGGCAAGAGTCAACAAGAAATCACAGGAAGCAGCGATGCACCAATCACAGTCATCGTTAAAACAGGAATCGATGAATGAGGACATCATTGAGACTGGGTATATACCTAGAGACCCTCAAAAAGAGATTCACAAAGCAGTTAAAGAAAACAGGTGGACTGTCGCAGTGGCGCACCGTCGTATGGGAAAAACGGTTGCAGCTATCAACCAACTTATCCACAGCTCTTTGCAATGTGAAAAGAAAAGCCCACAATTTGCGTACATCAGTCCGACTTATGGACAGGCTAAAAGAATTGCCTGGCAATATTTGGTCGATTATACAAGGCCCTTGGGAGGCAGTGCTAATGTCTCGGAGCTTCGCGTTGATTTTATGGGTCGCAGGATCTCTCTCTATGGCGCTGATAATCCTGATGCTCTTCGGGGTATTTACCTTGACGGTGTCGTAGTTGACGAATATGGAGATGTTAACCCTCAATTATTTACAGAAGTATTAAGACCAGCCTTATCTGATAGACTCGGATGGGCATTGTTTATTGGAACTCCTAAAGGTAACAACCATTTCCAAACTCTGCGTGATTTTGCTAATGATGATGCTAATGAAGGATGGGCATTAAGAGAGTTTAAAGCATCTGAGACAGGACTTATAGCTCAAGCAGAACTAGATGATGCTAAGAAAGCTATGGGTGATAACAAGTACGAACAAGAATTCGAAGTATCATTTGACTCACCTATCATAGGTTCATACTATGGTGAGATCATTAAAGATTTAAGTGCTAAGAATCATATTAGAGATATAGAGTCAGAAGCAGCAACAGCTAAATGGACAGCATGGGACTTAGGTATGTCTGATTCAACGTCTATATGGGTATGTGAAACAATTGGCGGTGAGATAAGGGTCATGGACTATTATGAGAACAATGGTCAATCATTAGATCATTATATATCATGGTTAGATGAGAAAAAATACAGAGATTATATACACATATTACCTCACGATGTGATGGTAAGAGAGTTAGGTACAGGTAAAAGCAGACATGAACTACTGACTGATGCTGGACTTAATATAGAAGTAGCAAGAAAGATGCCTGTAGATGATGGCATACAATTAGTACGTGCAAGACTTCCTAACACCTGGTTCAAAAACATATCAACAGTGAATAAAGGGTTGGACTGCTTGCGCAACTACCGTAGAGTATATAATGAAAAGCTCAGCGTATATCAAGAACGTCCGTTACACGATTGGAGTTCACATGCTGCTGATGCATTTAGATACTTAATGATAGGGTTAGATACACAAGTAAACACTAGAACAGATTGGAACAAACCAATAGATAGTGCATATAAGCAACAATATTTATAACAGGGAAGAAGATGTTAAACACAATCAAATGGGTCAGCTCATTACTTATTATATTAAGCATGATACTTACTGCAGCTAATATATACCCACTTAATCTATTTATAGCTGTACTACCTACAATAGGATGGATATACATATCATTTATGTGGAAGGATAAAGCTTTAATAGCTATGAACTTCACAGCACTGACAATCTATTTATTAGGTATAACTAACTACTTAACAACTGTATAATATTTAATCATTTGTTAACATAATCAATAACTTAGGAATATAAACGAGAATGACTGAAGAAGAAATAAAGAATCTAGTTGACGAGAACATTAACAGTGCACTGACACATGTTAACAGTGAAGTTAATCCTGAAAGAGAATCAGCATTAGCATATTATCTACGTAAACCTTATGGTAATGAGGTTGTAGGTAAGTCATCTATCGTTACAGGTGAGGTAGCAGAGTCTATCGACGGCGCACTCCCTCAGCTTATGCGTGTATTTACACAGTCATCAGATGCAGTTGACTTCTTACCTGTTGGAGATGGTGATGCAGACGTAGCTGATACAATTACACAGTATGTTAATCATATCTTTAATAAGCAGAACGATGGTGCGAGTATATTTCACTCATGGTTTTGGGACGCATTAGCTCAGAAAGTTGGGGTTGTGAAAGCCACATGGGATGAGAATGTAAAGACATCAACTGAATCATATGAAGGTTTATCATTAGATGAACTCACACAGTTAACACAAGATGATAATGTAGAGATTACATCAAAAGAAGTAATAGAAATACCTGTAGGTACAATGAACAATGTAGGTAACATGACTAATGAAGTCGGATCACTACATCAAGATGTTATAGAACCTATACTAGTATACAACGTTACATTAAAGACTACAGTCGATGATAGTAAAGTTAATATAGTTAACGTACCACCAGAAGAGTTTATGATCGATACAAGAGCAACAAGTGTTGCTGACTCTTCGTTTGTAGCACAGAGATCATTGGTAACTAAAGCAGACTTAGTCAGCATGGGTTACGATAAGAATGTAGTAGATGACTTAACAGTAGACGACTATGATACACTAGATGAGTTTGGATTACGTAATGAGCTATCAAGAGCAGTAGACACACCCGACAAGACTCAATCGCTTGTAGCTTACTATGAATGTTATGTAGACATAGGTAATGATAAAGGAGAGTCAGAGAAGCATCGTATATGTTATGCAAGTGAGACTATACTATCTGATGAAGTAGTAGACTATGTACCGTTCCATAGCTTATGTCCATTTCCAATACCTCATACATTCTATGGTCAGTCAATGGCTGATAGAACCATGGAACTGCAATTCATTAAATCAACTATCACACGTCAAATGTTGGACAATTTATATTTGACTAACAACAGTCGTATCGGTGTAGTTGAAGGTGCAGCAAACTTAGATGATGTGCTTAACAGTACAGCAGGTGGTGTGATAAGAATGAAGAACCCTAATGCGTTAGTACCACTCACAGTACAATCATCAGCTAACCAATCATTCCCATTCCTAGAATACTTAGACAACATACAAGCTAAGAGAACAGGTGTGAGTGATATGATGAATGGCTTAGATCCTAATACATTACAGAATGTATCAGCGACTGCTGTTGCAGCGATGACAACTCAAAGTCAAGGTAAAGTAGAACTGATAGCAAGAACATTTGCAGACACAGGTGTTAGATCATTGTTCCAAGGTATACTCCAATTAGTATGTAAGTATCAAACACAACCTGTTATATTAAAGATAGACAATAAGAACGTACCAATCGATCCAAGAGAATGGGACACACAATACCATGTAACTATTAACGTTGGTCTTGGTAACGGTAGTAAGGATGAACAAGTTGCTATGTTATCTATGTTATTAGCTAAGCAAGAGATGATACTACAGCAATACGGTATGAACAATCCTCTTGTTACAATCAAACAATACCGTGAGACATTAGGTAAAATGATTAATGCATCTGGTTATAAGGATGATATACAGTTTATTAAAGAGATCACTGACGAAGAGTCACAGCAGTTAGCACAACAAGCAGCTGAAGCTGAGAAGTCTCCCCCACCTGAAGTTGCAGCAGCTGAAGCTTTAGCAGCAGCAGAAGTAGAGAAAGCTAAGATGCAACAACAATCTGATATGGCAGCACAAGCATTGAAGATGAAAGAAGCTCAGTTTAAAGTTGAGATGCAACAGCAAGAGTTAGCACTAAAACAACAGAAGCAACAGATAGACTCTGCTCAAGCATTACTTGATATTGAGACAGAAAGATCTAAGATGGAAGCTGATATTAGAATAAGAGAGTTAGAGCTTGCATTAAAGAATAAAGAGATTAATGATCGTAATGAATCAGAAGATATAAGAACTGTTGTATCAGCTGTTGAGAAGATGGCGAAAGCATCATGAAGAGATTAGCTAAGATTATAGCTGCTATTACTGGTATGTCTACAATGACTACCGAAGCAGAAGCAAGTTATCGTACTAAGTTAATGAAAGCTTTTACTAAGCCTAAGAGTACTAAGTACTGGAACAAACATAAGATGGATGAGTTAAACATTAAGAATGTAGAGCTTATTCCAGGTAACAGTGGTCATGGTACACTTAAGATTAAGTTCAAAGATGGTAGAGAAGCTGAGTTATCAGGTATACAATCATCACCAGGTTCTGATGAAGGTAATGCAATCAACGGTGTTATGAGAGATATACGTAATGGTATTAAGTATGATGCAGTAGGAGCTGATACAACTAACGCTGGTAATAGATTCAAGTTTACTAATACAAATAAATCTGTGCCTGCAGCGATGGCAGTTCCAGCACCTGGATTACTACAAGCTGGTGAAGGTGATATGAGTAACATGGAACGTGAGATGTTTCCACAACAGTATGATAACTTATTACAAGCTGGTACTAACTTAGATGAAACACAACAAGAGTTAAATCCAAATGCATCAGATGAATCTAATGAATACTACCTTAATGAATCACGCAAGGACTTAGAAGCTAATATGTTAGGAGCACCTATTGGTATAGCTGAAGGTGTTGTAGGTGGATTAGGTGAGGTTGTTGGATTAGGTAAAGGTATATACAATGCAGCAACAGGTGGTAACTTCTTTGATGGATGGGATAAGACATACTTACCTGATATCGATGATGTGCGTGAACATATATCAGATCCATTACTTGCAAAGACAGACACAGGACAAAACATTATAGATAGAGGCATTGACGGTAGAGATACTGGTACAATAGCAGCTCCATTCCCATTTATTAAAGGTATATTATGATTAAATTAAGCACACACTTCACCAACAAAATCGTTAATGATCTTGTTGACAAGATTAAAGGCGGTACAAAAGTAGGTAGACAGTCTGAACGTTTAGTTGAACTAGCAGGAAGAAGTAAAGGTTATACATCACAGGTAGCAACAACAAACAACTCACGTGATAGTATCTTACAATCCATTGCTAATCAAATAGAGAAAGTAAACAAGATATCAGCTGATGATGCGGTTAAAAAAGCGATAGCAGAGGAAATGTGGGCTGATTATGCTAAGATGCAGAAGGCACCTGATGGTATCTTTAGTAAAAAAACAGATGATTGGTTTAGTAATAACACAGTCAGCATTGATGATATCACTGAAACTGGTGAAATGAAGTCACTTCTATAATGATACAAGCACATTCCATAAAAAATATAATACAAGACGATAGCTGGATTGAAGCTATGTCTGATTTAATTAAGCTTAATACTGATATCATTGTAAATAGTGATGTCGAAGACAAAGATATAAGAGAGATTGCTTACATGAAGGTCAAAGTGATTAACGAGATCATTGCTCACTTAGAATCTATAGCATCTAATCAGAAAATTAAAGACAAACGGTGGAAAATATAACATGACATCATGGGCAAAAGGCTTTGGTCCTTACACACAACCTGGAGCATATGGAGAGAATGTATTCGGCACAAATATACTAAGTGGTTTATTAAATCCACAACAAGCTAATCAACCTGCTAATGGTAATGTAGGTATGAATACAGCGATAGGACCTGATATGCAGCAGTCTCCATATGGAAAAGGTTTGTTAGATGGTATTGGCAACGCAGCAATGCAACCTATGCCTTCAGATAATAGACAATATATGGATATGTTAGCAGCTATCACGTCACAAGGTGGTAATTGGGAATATAACGAAAAATATGATACGAAAGATTTTATAGGTCGGCCTCAAACAGGCGGTAATTTTAATAACAAAAGCGACTGGCAAAACTACCAAAATGGTATATCAAACGAAGCCGATGAATTTCAAAAAAGAATTGATTACTTAAAATCTATTAATTATTTTAATGAAGTAGACGCATAAAATAGCTAGGATGTAGGCTAGTATGGCTAGAATTGATCTAGGACCTTATATGCAACGAGAGCACCAAAACACATAAAAAAAACCCTTATAAATCAATGACTTAGAAGGGCACAAAAAAACACACAGAATAGAATAAATACCTAATAATAGGTATAAATGAGTTATCATTGAATAACATTACTAAAAGGAAGAAACATGAACGAGCAAGTCACGACACCAGAAACTGGTAGTGAACCTCAGGACGCACAAGCTGTATTCGAGACACTACTTAATGCCGAGGAATCTAACGATCAACCACCGGTTAACGAGACAGAGGTCGAAGAAACAGTCGACACTATTGAAGATGATCAATCAGATGAAGTAGAAGAGGAATCCGATACGGACGAACCAGAAACTGCTGAATATGATGAAGAAACTGAAGAAACAGACTACGAAGAACCTGAAGCAGAGAAAACATATACAATTAAAGCTGCTGGAAGTGAAGTTGAAGTAACTGAAGCCGATCTAATCAAGTCATATCAAATGGAAGCTGATTACACAAAGAAGAGTCAACGACTCTCCGATGATCGTAAGTTAGTCGAAGCTAATATAGCTAAGATTCAAGAATCCATTGCTGTGCGAAACGAGTATGCTCAGAAGTTGGAACAAGTATCACAGGTATTAAACGATGAGTTTAATTCTGATGAAGACTTAGAACAATTACGCGAGAACGACCCAGTATCATTTGCTGTTAAAATTGCAGAAAGAACTGAAAACCAAAAGAAGCTTAACATTATCAATCAAGAGCGTCAAAAGGTTATGCAAGAGCAACAAGCAGCACAAGCACAACACATGAATAGTGTGGTTGCTAATGAAGCTAAGAAATTAGTCGAAGTAATACCGGAATTCTCAGACAAAACCAAAGCCGAACACCTCAAAAAAGAAATTCGTTCTTATGGATTATCGAGTGGATTTACAGACCAAGAAATGAGTGCTGTATACGATTCGAGACATGTATTAATGCTCAACAAAGCTATGAAGTACGACCAGATAATGAAGTCTAAAGCAGGTACTGTTAAAAAAGTATCTAAAGCTCCAAAGACTGTTACCAAAGGTAAGAAAATAACTAATGTTGACGCATATACAAAACAACAAAGACGACTTCAAAGCTCAGGCAGTGTTGCTGACGCCGCAGAAGTATTTAAAAACTTTTTATAGAGGAAACAAGAAATGTCAACATTTACAACGTACCAAAGTATAGGCCAGCGAGAAGATCTGCTTAATGCCATATACGATATAAGTCCGACCACAACTCCATTTATGAGTACAATCGGAAAAAACAAAGCAACAGCGACGTACCACGAGTGGCAAACAGACTCACTAGCTGCTGTTGATCTTACAAATGCGAAAGTCGAAGGAGCGGATGCAGTATCACCGACTCTAGCGGCAACAACTCGTGTTGGTAACTACACACAAATATCTGATAAAGTAGTACAGGTATCAACCACAGATGATAAAGTCGATAAAGCTGGTCGTTCAACTGACACAGCATATAACTTGGCTAAAGCTTCATCAGAGCTAAAACGAGACATGGAATCTATCCTATTGTCTGACCAAGCACAAGATGCTGGTGGTGCAGCCAAAGCTCGTAAACTAGGTGGATTAGGATCTTGGATTACAACTAACCAAGTAGACACAGCTGGTGGCGCACTAACGGAAGATATGCTAAAAGAAGCAGTTTTAGACGCATACAATGAAGGTGGAACTCCTACAATGTTACTGGTATCACCAGCTAACAAACAGGTGGTTTCACTTTTCCCTGGCATCGCTGAACAAAGATACCAAGCACCTTCAACAGGTCAAACAAAAATCGTTGGAGCGGCCGACGTTTACATGTCAGATTTCGGGACGCTTTCCGTAGTTCCAGATAGATTCTTATCTGATGAATTCACATACGTACTAGATCCTAGTATGGCTGCGGTTTCATATCTTCGCCCATTCAAGCAAACTAAACTTGCTAAGACTGGCGATTCAGAAAAATATCTCATGAACGTCGAATATACGCTTCAAGTTAACAACGAAGCTGCACACGCAGTTATCACTGACTTAACATAAGCAGTTATTCAATATAGTTATCGCCCTCTTCGGAGGGCACTAACTTAAGGAAAAATATGAAATCATTTAAAGACGAAAATAATAAGACAACAAGTGTTGGACTTAATGATAAAGAAGAAATAACTATTAAACAAGAGCAAGACGTGTCGGATTTAATAGAAGCTAATAAACAAGAATATAATAATGCAGACACTAAATGGTCAGATAGGTTATTTGGAAACAAAGTAGCATCTGTTCCGTTTGCAGCAATAGATAAACTAAACAAACAGGGGATTATGAAGGGATACGAAATCTTAGATCAAAAGCGTTTCTTTGCTTGGTTAAATGATAGAGACAATCGATTCTTTCGCACTAAACCCGGGACACTATAGATGCCAGCATTTACAAGTTACGCAAACTTACAGACAAACATTTCTGATTACCTAGCGCGCCAAGATTTGGCTGATAAAATTCCTATGTTTATATCGTTAGCAGAGAAAAGATTAAATCGAGACTTAAGACTAAGACAAACATTACAACAATCAACGTATTTTATGGCTGATGGATTTAAAGTACCTACTCCAGCTGATTTTTTGGAGTTACAAGACATTCACTTAGATGGTAACCCTGTTATTAACTTAAATTTTCAAACAGTATCACAATTTTATAGAGGCGCAAATAGCCAACAAGGACAACCAATAAATTACACACTGGTAGCTGATAATTTTATATTATCTCCACAACCTACTTCTTCTACAACATGCAACATGACTTACTTTAAAATCCCAAAAGTATTATCTGATACCAACCCATCCAATGAGTATCTCGACGTATGTCCTGACTTATTACT